ATTATTACTTTGTTAAATAGTATTGGAACATTTGTTTTTTATGTTCATTACCAAGGGTAAATAGATGGCACAAGGAATTTTTGGTCTTGATAGAGTATATAAAAAACAAGTTCAAAATGTAAAAAATAACAACTTTGATAGTTGGCCGGAGAGTGCTACTTATGGTTACTTTGGTGGTGGTTATGATGGTTCTGATTATGTAACAACAGTAGACCGTATTGATTTCTCGAATGAGACCTTATCATTACCAGGTAATAATCTAACTCAAGCAAGATCTGGTTTAGCAGCAGTCTCAAGTAGTTCTTATGGTTACTTTGGTGGTGGTAATTTTCCTCCTAGTACTCCTAGTATTCTCGACACAGTAGACCGTATTGATTTCTCAAATGAAACCACATCGGCACCAGGTAATAATCTACCTCAAGCAAGAGGTTATTTAGCAGCAGTCTCAAGTAATTCTTATGGTTACTTTGGTGGTGGTTTTACTCCACCTTATGCTGCCACAGTAGACCGTATTGATTTCTCAAATGAAACCACATCGGCACCAGGTAATAATCTACCTCAAGCAAGAGGAAGATTAGCAGCAGTCTCAAGTAGTTCTTATGGTTACTTTGGTGGTGGTTTTACTCCACCTTATGCTGCCACAGTAGACCGTATTGATTTCTCAAATGAAACCACATCGGCACCAGGTAATAATCTACCTCAAGCAAGAAGGGATTTAGCAGCAGTCTCAAGTAGTTCTTATGGTTACTTTGGTGGTGGTTTTACTCCACCTGCTGTTGCCACAGTAGACCGTATTGATTTCTCAAATGAAACTTTCTCGGCACCGGGTAATGATCTATCTCAAGCAAGAAATGGTTTAGCAGCAGTCTCAAGTAGTTCTTACGGTTACTTTGGTGGTGGTCAACTTCCTCCTAATGTTGCCACAGTAGACCGTCTTGATTTCTCTAATGAAACTACATCGGCACCAGGTAATGATCTATCTCAAGCAAGAGATGGTTTAGCAGCAGTATCCGGAAGAGCATCATACCGACAAAAAGGATCAAGAACTTATGGTTACTTTGTTGGTGGAGATGGTGATAACCCTTCACCACCACCATATGATCTGGCGGTGGCCACAGTAGACCGTCTTGATTTCTCTAATGAAACTTTCTCGTCACCAGGTAATAATCTACCTGAAGCAAGAATTAGTTTAGCAACAGTTTCAAGTGGTTATTACGGTTACTTTGGTGGTGGTCGAGATCCATCTGTGTCTCCAAATATTGTTGACAAAGTAGACCGTATTGATTTTTCTAATGAAACTTTCTCGTCACTAACTCATGATTTAACTCAAGCAAGATTAGGTTTAGCAGCAGTCTCAAGTAATTCTTATGGTTACTTCGGTGGTGGCCAGACGAGCAACGGTACTGAACCCACAGTAGACCGTCTTGATTTTTTTAATGAAACTACATCGGCACCAGGTAACAATCTACCTCAAGAAAGATTTCTTTTAGCAGCAGTCTCAAGTAGTTCTTATGGTTACTTTGGTGGTGGACGAAGAATAAACCCATCATTTAATTCTGACAGAGTAGAACGTCTTGATTTCTCTAATGAAACTGTATCAGAACCAGGAGAGAATCTAACGTTAGTAAGATATGGTTTAGCAGCAGTCTCAAGTAGTTCTTATGGTTACTTTGGTGGTGGTTTTAATGCGGGTGATGATCTTACCAGAGTAGACCGTCTTGATTTCTCTAATGAAACTACATCGGACATAGGTGATTTACCTCAAGCAAGAAGTGGTTTGGCAGCAGTTTCAAGTAGTTCTTATGGTTACTTTGGTGGTGGAGAAACACCGTCACAAAATCTTAATCTTGATAGAGTAGACCGTATTGATTTCTCAAATGATACTTTATTATTACCTGGTAATAATTTACCGGCAGCAAAAGAAAGTATGGGAGCACTTTCCAATTAATTATGGATATAAATATATAAAATTGGTATTTTATAATTTTTATGACTAACAATTATGAAGCGATTGCACTTGCATCATCTACAGAAGTTTTAGATGATAAAAATGAATTTATGTTTAAGGTTCTAAATGAAGCAAATCGTTGGATTGAAAGTGAAGTAGAACTTGCACAAGGTCGTTCAGATTTTCAAATTGAAAAGTTTATTGTTCATGATAGTTTTACTATTCCATCTGCATTTAAATCTGCTTTAATTAATCGTAAGAGTGTGGCAGAAAATCTTCTTTCAAAAATTATTGATGCAAAGAAAGAAGCAAGAGAGTTTCATTATAAGTGGGAAGGAAAGGATAAGACACAACCAATCTGGTGGAAGACCCGTGATGGTGGAGAAGAATTATGTTGGTATGATATTGATGAGTTTCATTTTCATCGTATGCTTGAGGGACTTAATCACGGTTTCAAAGCATCGGTCCAAGAACTTGAATGTTTTGATAAATTGATTAGTCGTTTGATTGAACTGAATGGTGGTAAATTAGTAAGCAAAGAACAATTTGATGCAGACCAACCAGATTATTGGGAGAGAAGACTTTCGAATCAATCTATTGATGATTTGTTTGCCGCAAAAACTGGTGTGAATGCAGGTAATATTCGTTCTATGAGAAGAGCAAGTGCTCCTACTGTATTAGGAAATGATGTAAATAGAACTAAAGGATCATTTGGTGATCCAACTAATCCTCTTGACTTTCTGAATAAACTTCAAGAGAATGTTTCTGCCGGTATTTCTGAAATTACTGGTATGGATCAAAAAATTCTTTCATCTATTGGGGAAGAACAAAAACAATTTAATGGATCATTATTTAACCAAGAATTAAAACAGTAAAATCTTATGGCTATCATAGGAGACGTATTTGGATTAACTTCTATTTACGAGAGACAAGTAGAAAATATTGCAAATGACAACTTTGAGAGTTGGCCGGAGAGTGCTACTTATGGTTACTTTGGTGGTGGATTTAGTAACCCACCACCAATATCACATGACAGAATAGATCGTATTGATTTCTCGAATGAGACTGTATCATTAGTAGGTGATATCTTACCCCAAGCAAGAAGATCTTTAGCAGCAGTTTCAAGTGGTTTGTATGGTTACTTTGGTGGTGGTGAGGCACCACCTATTGTCGATAGAGTAGACCGTCTTGATTTCTCGAATGAAACTGCATCATTAGCAGGTAATAATCTACCTGAAGCAAGAATTAGTTTAGCAACAGTTTCAAGTGGTTTGTATGGTTACTTTGGTGGTGGTCGAGATCCAGCTGGATCTGTTAATACAGTAGAACGTATTGATTTCTTGAATGAAACTATATCAGACATAGGTGATTTACCTCAAGCAAGACAAGATTTAGCAGCAGTCTCAAGTAGTTCTTACGGTTACTTTGGTGGTGGACAAACAACTAAAACAACAGTAGACCGTATTGAGTTTTCTAATGAAACTTTCTCGATACCAGGAACAGGTGAAAATCTACCTCAAGGAAGAAGGGATTTAGCAGCAGTCTCAAGTAGTTCTTACGGTTACTTTGGTGGAGGTTTTGGCCCTGGTTCTGTTGTTGACACAGTAGACCGTCTTGATTTCTCAAATGAGACTTTCTCGGCACCAGGAACTTATAATCTACCTCAAGCAAGAAGTGATTTAGCAGCAACCTCAAGTAGTCTTCACGGTTACTTTGGTGGTGGTTCTCCTGGTAATAAATCAACAGTAGACCGTCTTGATTTTTGGAATGAGACTACATCGGCACCAGGTAATAATTTACCTCAAGCAAGATCTAGGTTAGCAGCAGTATCCGGAGGAGCATCATACCGAATAAAAGGTTCAAGAACTTATGGTTACTTTGCTGGTGGACTGATTGATATTGGTCCACCAAATACAAATAATGTTGAGTTTAACACAATAAATCGTCTTGATTTCTCTAGTGAAACTTTCTCGTTACCAGGTAATAATCTATCTCAAGCAAGATATAGATTATCATCCGTTTCAAATAATTATTATGGTTACTTTGGTGGTGGTTCTAGTTCTCCACCTATCACTGTATATGATACAGTAGACCGTCTTGATTTCTCTAGTGAGACTACATCATTACCAGGAAATAATCTACCAGAAACTTTATCTTTATCATCAACAGTCTCAAATAGTTCTTATGGTTACTTTGGTGGTGGTGTTAGTGGTGGATTTACTACAGTCTTTGTAGAACGTCTTGATTTTTATAGTGAAACTTTCTCATTACCAGGTAATAATCTATCTCAAAACAGAAATGCTTTAGCAGCAACCGAAAGTAATTCTTATGGTTACTTTGCTGGTGGTTCTGGTGGTGGTGAAACAGTAGACCGTCTTGATTTTTCGAATGAAACTACGACAGTAAATAATCCGCTGCCTTACGGAAGAGAAGGTTTAGCAGCATTCTCAAGTAATTCTTATGGTTACTTTGGTGGTGGTTCATCCCCATATACTTCCAGAATACGACGGCTTGATTTTTCGAATCATACTTTCTCGAATCCGGATAATCTTCTACTATCTCAAGTAAAAGATAGAATGACAGGAACCGAAAGTAATTCTTATGGTTACTTTGCTGGTGGAGATGCACCACCTCCAGGACCAAGTCCTGTCTCTCTTGACACAGTAGAACGTCTTGATTTTTCTAGTGAAACTGTGTCATTACCAGGAAATAATTTACCGGCAGCAAGAGAAAATATGGCAGCAGTCTCAAACTAAAACTAAATAAGAATACTTATATTATTAAAAAAACTATAATCATATAATCGTAAATGGCAATATTTTCTCTCAACGAAGTCAGAACAGAACAGATAAAAAATATTGCAAATGACAACTTTGAGAGTTGGCCGGAGAGTGCTACTTATGGTTACTTTGCTGGTGGTATAAATCCGGCAGTAAGTCCATCTTATGTTGCCACAGTAGACCGTATTGATTTCTTGAATGAAACTGCATCACTACCAGGTAATAATTTACCTTCAGGAAGAAAGGATATTGGAACATCTCAAAGCAGTTCTTATGGTTACTTTGGTGGAGGTTATGATGGTTCGAACCATATTAATACAATAAACCGTCTTGATTTTTCGAATGAAACTTTTTCGGCACCGGGTAATAATTTATCTCAAGTAAGACAGGGTTTAGGAGGAACTCAAAGTAGTTCTTATGGTTACTTTGCTGGTGGATCTGATCCAGCTGTGTCTCCATCTTATGTTGACACAGTAGATCGTATTGATTTCTCTAGTGAAACAATGTCAACACCAGGTAATGATTTACCTTCAGGAAGAAGATTATTTGGAACATCTCAAAGCAGTTCTTATGGTTACTTTGGTGGTGGTTATGATGGTTCGAACCATATTAATACAATAAACCGTCTTGATTTCTCTAGTGAAACTTTTTCGGCACCAGGTAATAATCTATCTCAAGTAAGACAGGGTTTAGCAGCAGTCTCAAGTAGTTCTTATGGTTACTTTGGTGGTGGATCTGATCCAGCTGTGTCTCCATCTTATGTTGCCACAGTAGATCGTATTGATTTCTTGAATGAAACTGCATCACTACCAGGTAATAATTTACCTTCAGGAAGAAAGGATATTGGAGCAGTCTCAAGTAGTTCTTATGGATACTTTGGTGGTGGTTATGATGGTTCGAACCATATTAATACAATAAACCGTCTTGATTTCTCTAGTGAAACTTTTTCGGCACCGGGTAATAATTTATCTCAAGTAAGGCAGGGTTTAGGAGGAGTATCCGGAGGAGCATCATACCGAATAAAAGGATCAAGAACTTATGGTTACATAGGTGGTGGATCTAATTTTCCTCCATACACGTGGCATGCCACAGTATACCGTATTGATTTCTCTAATGAGACTGTAGCATCACCAGGTAATGATCTACCTCAAGCAAGAGAAAATTTAGCAGCAGTCTCAAGTAGTTCTTATGGATACTTTGGTGGTGGTGATATTCCTCCTAGTACTCCTAGTATTCTCGACACAGTAGACCGTCTTGATTTCTCAAATGAAACCACATCGGCACCAGGTAATAATCTAACTCAAGCAAGATATGGTTTAGCAGCAGTCTCAAGTAATTCTTATGGTTACTTTGGTGGTGGTGATACTCCACCTGTTGTTGATACAGTAGACCGTCTTGATTTCTCTAATGAAACTACATCAGCACCAGGTAATGGTTTACCTCAAGCAAGACGTGGTTTAGCAGCAGTCTCAAGTAGTTCTTATGGTTACTTTGGTGGTGGTTTTACTCCACCTCATAGAGACACAGTAGACCGTATTGATTTCTCGAATGAAACCACATCGTTACCGGGTAATGATCTATCTCAAGCAAGAATTGCTTTAGCAGCAGTCTCAAATAGTTCTTATGGTTACTTTGGTGGTGGTGAGACATCTTCTACTAGAGTCACCACAGTAGAACGTCTTGATTTTTCGAATGAGACTTTATCATTACCAGGTAATAATCTATCTCAACCAAGAGTTGATATGGAAGGAACCTCAAATAATTCTTATGGTTATCTTATTGGTGGGTTTATTCCCCCTTCCGATACATATTCTTATACTAGAATAGAAAATCTTGATTTCTCGAATGAGGTTGTCTCATTACCAGGTAATAATCTACCTGCAGGAAGACGACGTGCAGCAGCACTCTCCAACTAAATAAGAATACTTATATTATTATGATATGAATGATATACTTAGAAATGTATTGATACAACCAAAAGTTGTATCAAAAGAAGGAATTGATTTTTTAGTTAATCATGCAAAAAATGCACCCAAAGATAAAATGGGTGTATTTGATGGGGAGAAAGCAAATCAAAACAAAGAAGATCATCCATCAAAGATTGATTTGAGTGTAAGAAATGTAGATTGCTCTGATACTTCAAAAATTATAGAAGAGATTAAAGAACTTTATAATAATATTGTTCATCACGTAATCAATCCATTTTATGAGTTTAAGATAAGAGATAGTGAGTCTCCTCAGTTACTCATATATGAACCAGGAGGACACTATAAAGGACATTACGATGCAGTATCAAGATGGAAGAACCCTGATGGTTCTATCATCTGGAAAAAGTCTGTAGATAGAGATTTATCAACTATTCTTTTTTTAAATGATGATTTTGAAGGTGGAGAATTTGTATTTCCAGATCTCAGAGTTCGTATTAAACCAGAACCAGGTTTATTAGTTGCCTTTCCATCTTCGCAGTTTTATCTCCATAAAGTAGAACCAGTGATTTCAGGAACTCGTTATGCAATGGTAAACTGGATGACTGTTCAAGGTATGCCTACGAAAGCAGAGGTTGATAAAGAGATAGGGGATAAATATGGTATAAATGTATATTAACCAAAAAATTATACATTAAGTAAGTCATAACACTTTTGGCTCTTATCATATGCATATTCAGCATAAGGACCATTTTTTCTTACATAATGTAGGAATAGTTGCATAAAACTATCATTCTTATGAGTTCTTAATGGACTTCTCCAATGAGGCACAATTGTTCCTAAGTATGCAAGACCATCACCCGTAGGAGTCACGACTTCTCTGCGTTTTCCTGTAAGATCTTTAAGTTTGATAGGCCATTTTGCATCACCAGAAATATTCATAGTAACTGACACTTCACAAGAAGGTCTATCAGTATGACAATTCATCCATCCTTTATTATGATAAGTTGTTGTGAACCAGTAAGAAGGAATGAGTTCTTCTCCTAATATTTCTTCAAGAATTGGTTTCACTCTATGAACTACAAATGTTGATGATGATGGAGCATAACAAGTCAATACTCTTCCTCTTTCTTTATCCCAGTGCCCTTCAAGAGATCCTAAATCACTTATAGCACCACAAATATTTTGATACTTAATTCTTATTGCTTCTTCTTTGGTAATAATTTCTGGTAGGTAATACCAACCTTTATCGGAAAAACTGCTCATCACAAAATCTGTTCTTACTATTATTTATTTCCCTTTTTGTGGTATAATATCTAAAATAAAAAAAATAATATGAATTTTAAAGTATATACAAAAGAAAATTGTCCTCACTGTTATAAACTTAAACAAGTATTGGAATTGACTGGTACAGATTTCGAATCTTATAAACTTGAAGAAGACTTTACAAGAGAAGAATTCTATGCTAAATTTGGTAAGGGTTCTACTTTTCCACAAGTAGTATGTGACAATAAAAAATTGGGAGGCTGTGTTGACACAATCAAATTCCTCAGAGAACACCAAGTCATCAAGTCTTAACATAAATAAAAATGAAGACCACATAAATCGTGGTGTTGATTTCCTACTTAATGGGGGTAAGAGAAAGCAGACAAAACCATTTCATATTATCTTTGAAAAGATGGTCTGCTTTCTAAGACGGGAAGTAACTATCTATTTCGAATTTTCTATCAGTACAAGAAAAAGAGAATTAATCTCCCGGAGTAAGAAAAATGTTAGCAACTAGTTTAGTATTTGGTTCATTTCTAATTGTTTTATTTCTTATAGTGGGACTGATGGTTGGTTGGACTGCTAGAGAATATATGATGAACTATCGGGAGGCACCAAGATATCATCCCGAAATGTTTGATGAGCAAGGAAATCTAATTCCAGATGAAGTAATCGCATTTAATTTTGAAAACTATGACGACAGCAACGAAGAAGAAAACGACAACGACTAAGGCAGTATCACTGGAACTTCCAAAAAATCCATTTGTTTTTGAGGTTTTGGATCTTGTTTCCAAGCAGAGAAGTAAGGCAAAGAAAATTGAAGTTCTGAAGAAGTATGAACATGTTTCTTTGAAGGCAACATTAATTTGGAACTTTGATGAGAGTTTAATTTCTATGCTTCCTGAGGGAGAGGTTCCTTATTCTGGATTTGAGGATCAGGCATCATCAAATGGAACTCTGACCACTAAAATCACAGAAGAAGTTCGTAGAATGCATGAAATGGATTCATTTTCTATGGGTTCAAGTGATAAGAACGGACACACCACAATTCGTAGAGAGTTTAAGAACTTCTATCACTTTCTTAAGGGTGGTAATGATTCTATGAGTGGTGTTCGTCGTGAGACAATGTTTATTAACATTCTTGAGGGACTTCATCCATTAGAAGCAGAGGTTGTTTGTCTTTGTAAGGATAAAAAACTTTCGGATAGGTATAAGATCACAAAAGAAATTGTAAGTGAAGCATATCCGGACATTACTTGGGGAAATCGTTCATAATGGCAAATCAATTGGGAGATGCTCCTACTAAAACAGAAGAGGAACAGTCTATGACCTCATGGACACCATCAGAAAAAGAAAACTCCAAATCTGTATATGGATGTGATATACTGATAGAAAATGGAACTTGGGAACAAGTCTCTACTAAAGATTGTCCTTATGATGCCATGATAATCACTTATGTGGTTGATGGTGAAACGAGATATGATTTGACTCGTAGTCAGAAAGAAGTTCGTATCTTTAATATGTATTGGGATAAGTTCCGTGAGAATCTAAAGGGTATTGGTTTTGGTATGGGAAGAACCAATCCAAAACTATGGGGAATAGAACCAGCACCCCCAACCAAAAAGCGGAAATAATTCCAAAATATTGGCAAAAAAAATCCCGGCAATTTTTTGGTCTGTAGGGATTTTCAGAAACCTCTTGACTAAATATAGTATAAGGTCTATAATGGACCTATCGTTCATCAGAGGAGACTCTGACGCAAGTAAGTCGCGGA